AAATTTAAAAATAAAAAAACAGTAGTTAAATCAATAGGCAAAGATGATCATGGAATGCCAACAATCAATGGTAAGAAAGTAGCAACATTTAGAATAATTAAAAGAGTAAATATTTTTAATAACGAATCTATTATAAATGAAATCCCAATGGGGGATTTGGAAAAAATAGATACATACGCTGATAAGCAATTAAATCCAATGGATGTTGTTATAACCGATAAGCATTTCTTTGATAGATTATCAGACCCTAGAAATGGTAAAGAAATATCAGCAGCTGAATTGACAGGATTTTTTAAAAGATTGGGTAAGAATAAAAAGAAATTTGTAGAGTTCCTAAAACAATATGGCCAATTGGTAGCAAAGGATAAGAGAACTAATATTAATATTCCTTTCATGCAAAAAGCTAACAAACTTATTGCAAAAACCATTATGAGAAATGATGATTATAAAACTACAAATCAGATATACAAATTTGAAGCAGCAGATGATTCAATATTAACTATAAAAAAATCTTTAGGTGTTAATAGAGCACAAATGCCTCAAATCAATTCAAAAGATTTAAAAGATTATTTGGAATTTTTAAAAGAGGTGGGAGTTGGGGTTTCGGCTAAAACTATAAATGTGTCTAAAGTTGGAATGACACAAAAAGAAATAAACATAGATAAAGTAAAGGGATTGTTGGGAACGGATAGAAATAATTTAGCAAAACCTGTTATCATATCAAATGATGGTTACATATTAGATGGACATCATAGAGTAGTTGCTTTATATAATATAGATAAGAATTTCAAATTAAAAACTATTGAAGTTGATTTGGGTATAAAAGATTTACTTAAAGTAACTAAAGAATATCCAAATGTATCATATAAAGGTATTAATGAATATGTTAGATTTAATACACTACATACTTATCCGGCTGTAAATCATAGAGGATTGGGTATGAGTGATGATGATTTAAAAGATTTAGAGGAAGCACAGGCAATAAGTGGTGGAAAAGTTCACAAATTTATTACCGGTAAGAATTTAGGATATAAAGGTAAAAAATATTCTCAAATTGAGTTTGAAACTTTAGGTGTTGATAATAAAAATGGAACAATTAGATTAAAGATTATTTCTCCAAAAGATATTTTTGGAAACGAAATGAGTTTGGATTTCAAAACTGTAAGAAGAGGTACTTTTATCAAAACCGATACGGGTAACGTAAACGAATCTCTAATAATGGAAGGTGGAGCATATGGACATATGGCACATCCATTTGATGTTCAAATGAATCTTACATTTGGTGATTTAAAAAATATAGTTAAGAAAGCACTAACAGGTGATTTAGAAGTAGCTAGAGAAAAAACTGATGGACAAGCATTGGCAATCAGTTGGGTAAATGGCAGATTAGTTGCAGCTCGTAATAAATCGCATCTAAAGAACAAAGGAGCCGAAGCTATGACAATCGGACAAGTAGCAGATAAGTTTGGTGGTAGAGGTGGATTAACTGATGCATATAACTTCGCTATGCAAGATTTATCAAAAGCAATTGGAGCATTATCAGAACCACAAAAAAAGAAGATATTCAAAGATGGTGCATGTTTTATGAATTTGGAAGTAATATATCCAACATCCGTAAATGTAATTCCATATAATCAACCTCTATTAGTATTTCACGGAACGATGGAATATAATGATGAGGGTATAGCAATTGGTGAAGATCAGCAGGCAGCTAAGATATTAGCAGGAATGATTAAGCAAGTAAATCAGCAGGTTCAATCAAAATATACGATACAGGGACCACCAATGCAGAAGTTACCTAAAAATGAAGATTTATCTAAATTACAACCAAAATATTTAGGAATGATTACTAAACTTCAGAATGAGTTTAAATTAGCTGATTCAGATGGTGTATCTGAATACCATCAGGCTTGGTGGACTGATTTTGTAAATAAAAATGCAAAAGAATTAGATGCACAACAAAAAATCGCATTGGTTAAAAGATGGGCATTCTATGATAAATCATTCCGTATCAATACAATACAAGACCTTAAGATAAGAGCTTGGGCAGATGGTGTTGATAAGAAAGACCACTCAAAGATAGCAAAGGATAATTTAATGAAATTTGAAGAAATATTCTTAGGAGTGGGCGCAGACGTATTATCATTTATGACATCAGTGTTAACGGCAAATCCGGCAGAAGCAACTAAGCAAATGGTGGATAGATTGAAAAAAACAATTGATGATGTTAACAAATTAGGAGACCCTAAAAAGATAGAAAAGCTTAAATTAGAATTACAAAGATTGCAAGCATTGGGAGGATTTGATAAGATAGTTCCAAACGAAGGTATTGTGTTTGTATATAATGGAAGCACTTATAAATTGACTGGCGCATTCGCCCCACTTAATCAGATATTGGGGTTATTCTACGAAAAATAATCGGTTTTTTCAAACTATATATATTTATATATATAAACATAGTTATATGGCTAAAGAATTTAATAAAAAATTTATGCATCCAACTCGTAGAAAGTTGGTTGATATGGTGTTACATGGACAGGAGTATGAAACGGATACATTTGTATCATTTGCAGGAGCTGAAGAAGCTAATGTAAGTAGAAACATTGGAGACAGATGGACTGACTCTAATGGTGATATGTGGGAACAAAAGGAGTTTGGTAAAATCAAAGTATCTGATTTATCTGATACAATGCAAGATGTAAGAGCTTATTTAGATAAGTTAAATACTTGCAAATCTACTGATTGTAAAACTATAAAATACGGAAGGGTTGATAAAAAACTTATTTCCAAAACAGGTTATTGTAGTAAGTGTTTGGCTATTAAAGAATTCGAAATAAAGAATGATGGGTTTTGGGAAGCATATGAAACTTATAAGATAACTTCAAATATGATTTCATATGGTATGGATGTGGTAGCTAAATTCAAACAAGCCTATTCAGATGCAAAGCAGGAATATGAGGTTGTAGGTGAAGATGGTAAAATCGAAATGTGGAGAATGGAAAAGGATATAGATGAGTTGAAAGCAGAAATACTTTCTGATATTGAAAGATATGAATCGGAAATACAAGAAGCCATTAAACTAAGAGATGGTGCTTGGGATTTATTAAAAGATAAAAATTACGAATTGGTTACTGCACCAAACGATTAATATGGCAACCGGCGTAATACAAAAAAAATCCTTAAAGGAAATAATTGCTGAAGAATACAAAAAGTGTGCGGTAGACCCGATTCACTTTATGAAAAAGTATTGTATGATTCAACACCCTACTAGAGGTAAAATATCATTTCAACTATTTCCATTTCAGGAAAAAACTCTAACACAATTAGCAGCAAATCGTTTTAATATAATATTGAAATCTCGTCAAACAGGTATTTCAACCTTATCCGCAGGATATGCACTTTGGAAAATGTTATTCAATTCCGATTTCAATGTATTGGTTATTGCAACAAAGCAAGAAGTAGCAAAGAACTTAGTAACTAAGGTAAGAGTAATGCATGAATTGCTTCCTAGCTGGCTTAAAGGTGGTTCTTTGGAAGATAACAAACTTTCCCTTCGTTTAAATAATGGTTCTCAAATTAAGGCTATCGCATCATCTCCTGATGCTGGTCGTTCTGAAGCATTATCTCTTCTAATATTTGATGAGGCCGCCTTTATTGATGATATCGATGATATATGGGCATCTGCACAATCTACCCTTTCAACGGGTGGTAGTTGTATTGCACTTTCTACTCCAAATGGTGTGGGTAATTGGTTTCATAAAACTTGGGTTGGCGCAGAAGAAGAAAAGAATCCATTCAATCCAATAAGTTTACATTGGACAGTTCACCCTGAAAGAGACCAAATTTGGAGAGATGAACAAACTAAATTGTTAGGTATTAAAATCGCAGCACAAGAGTGTGATTGTGACTTTATATCTTCGGGTGATACGGTAATAGACCCGGAAACCTTAATGTTCTACAAAGAAACATATTGCCAAACTCCGGTAGAAAAAGGATACATTGATAGTAATCTTTGGAAATGGGAATACCCTGATTTCAATAAATCATATATGGTTGTAGCTGACGTCGCCAGAGGCGATGGAGCTGACTTTTCAACTGCCCATGTTATAGATATTGATAGTTCAACTCAAGTTGCTGAATATAAAGGAAAAATCGAAACAAAAGATTTTGGTAATTTCTTAGTATCTCTTTCAACTGAGTATAATGATGCATTGCTTGTGATAGAGAATGCAAATATTGGTTGGGCTTGTATTCAACAGGTAATTGATAGGGGTTACAAAAACTTATTCTATATGAGTAAGGATTTAAAGTATGTGGATGTTGAACATCAAATGAGTAATAGATATAGAGCAGAGGAAAAGGGATTGGTTGCTGGATTTTCAACCACATCCAAAACCCGTCCATTAATTATATCTAAATTAGATGAGTATTTCAGAGAAAAATCAATAATAGTTCGTTCTACTCGTTTAATAGATGAGTTATTTACATTCATATTTCACAATGGTAGAGCTGAAGCTATGAGAGGTTATAATGATGACTTGGTAATGGCATTTGCAATTGGGTTATGGGTTAGAGATACGGCACTTAGGTTAAAACAACAAGGTATTAGTTTAACAAAACATGCTTTAAGTGGCATTGCAACTAATACATTTGATGGGGTATATGGTGGTAGTAATTTAGATACTAACCCATGGGCTATGAAGCTTGGTAATGGAGAAATGGAAGATTTATCAAAATGGTTATAGTTTTATTAGTTTTTTTGATATTTATATAATATATTTAACCATTGTATCAATATAAAAATTATGATTAGATTAATGAATATCCTTAAGGAAGATGAATATGTAGATAATGCATATTCTAAAGGGAATGAACCAACCGATAATCCAATTGATGATTATGATGAATTGGATGTTGAACAAGAAGATATGGATGATTTCATAAACTTCTTAAAAGCATATTCAACTCAATTAGATGAGGCAGAGTATCAGGGTAGAGAAGTTAAGTTAGGTAAACCAATGCAAGGTGATGTTAAGAAGTTTAAGGTATATGTAAAGAATCCTAAGACTGGTAAAGTTATTAAGGTAAACTTCGGACAAAAGGGAATGGTAATTAAGAAAGATAATCCTGCTGCTAGAAAATCTTTTAGAGCAAGGATGAATTGCGATAATCCAGGTCCTAGAACAAAGGCAAACTATTGGAGTTGTCGTAAGTGGTAAAAATATACAAAATAAAGGTTATACAGATAAAAGAATAATATATGGCAGAGCAAAACGATGATAGGTCTTTTTTTGGTAGGTTGAGAAAACTCTTTTCAACAACTGCGGTAGTGCGTATTGATGATAAGGGTAGGAGAAGAGTGGTGGATGTCGATGAAAGACAGACAAACACAAATCTATTACAATTAAGAGATAGATACACAAAGTTGCAAAAATCTTTCTATGAAACTTCAGCTGGAGCTCAATCAATGGCATACCACCAAGTTCGTAGAGAATTGTTCAGAGATTACGATGCTATGGATAATGACCCAATTATAGCATCAGCATTAGATATATACGCTGATGAATCTACAACCAAAGATGAGTTTGGACAAGTATTAACTATACGTTCTTCAAATGAAAATGTAAAAGAAATA